TCGGCGGGGCGGCGTCCCGGGCCGCGAGCGCCTCGAGGCTGTACCACTGTTGTTGCATGTAGGGCGACGCGCCGCCCGCGACGGGCCCGAGGGCGAAGTACCGACGCCGGGCCTCGTTCGGCGAGAGCACGCCGCCCGCGATCGTGTCGTGGGCCGCCTTCGTCCGCGTCTCCGTGTCGAGGAGAAACAAATCCTCGACGGCGAGCTCCGTCCCGAGGGCCGTCCCGAGCTCGAGCCCTTTATCGAGCGCCCGCTCGAGCTTCGTCATGAGCGATTGCAAACACTGGTTGTAGTACTGCTGGACGAGCGGCGTCACGCCGCCGTACGGCGGGGCCGGGCCCATGTTCGCCAGGAACGGCGGAACGTGGAACGCGGCGCATATCTGCTCCGCCGTCCATTTCAATTGATCGATCAGTTGCGAATCTACGGCGGACATCGTGAGCGGTTTGTACTCGAGCCCGCGATCGAGAATCGCGATCCGGCCCTGGTTCACGCCGCCGACGTAGTCCTCCCATTGCTTTTTGAGCTCCGTCGCTTGCTCTTTCGTGATCTGGCCCGGAGCCGTGAGGACGCCGCCCGGGTTCGCCCCGTTCGCGAAAAACTTGGAGCTCTGTTGTTGCATGGTCTGCCCTTGTACCGCGTTCGCCCCGCACGCGTACAACGGCGAGACGCCGATCAACGGATGAAAAAGGCAGATATACGGATCGTGAATGATCTCCCGGGCCGGGACGACGAGCGGCGTCTCGTCGGCGACGCCCGCGAGATCGTTCCGCTCGAGTTGGTAGTAGACGGCCCCGTCCGGCGTGAGGAGCGGCGTCACGCGGGACGCGTCGAGGACGTAGAGGGCGGCGACGACGCCGCGGGCGTCGCGTTCCTTCAGGACGTACGCGTTCCCGTAAATCAATTTCGAGAGAATCCATTGCTCGAGAAACGGGCCCGTCGATTGGTAGCGGTTCGGTTCGCGGAGGACGGGCGAGTACGCCGGGTTCGTCGTCTCCCGCCAGACGCCCGGATCGTCGAGCGCCATCAACCGGAGCTCGAGTTTCGCAATGTCGGCCGCGATCATGGATACGCACGCGTACACGGCCGTCGAGGCGAGCGGCGACTCGAGGACGAGCTCGTTGTTGTTCTGCCACTCGCCCGTGTTCGGTTCACGGACGACGGTCAACCATCCGCGGCCGCCAGGACCGGCGGCGGGCGGGGCGAGGAGGAGCCCGCGGGCGCGGCGGACGATCGTTTGAAAGACGCCCACGGGTTCCCCTTCCGTTGTTGTTCGTGATCGCCCTTTACGCCGCGGCCGATCCGCGACGCGTTGCGCCGCCGTTGCCCGAAGGCGCGACGAACGCGGGCGTATACGTCGCCCCGGACACGAACGCGACGGCGACCGGGATCGGACGGTTCCAGTTGATGAACCGCTCCGCCCGGAGCCCGACGAGGTTGTTTTGCCACAGGGACGTGTGCACGACGGTGGCGTCCGCTGGATTCATGGGCGCCGAATCCATCTGCAACGACGCCTCCCGCGAGACGTCGATCGTCACGCCGCCATCGTCCGCGTACAGGACGAGTTGCGGTTGCAACCCGATCACGTTCGTGCCCGCGACGTTGCTCGTCACGACGTTGATCCCGTCGATCGATCCGCCGTCGGCGTTCACGTTCGGAAACGCCCGGTTGCCTTGCGGATCGCGGACCATCCCCAACGTGAGGGCGTTCGTCTCGCTCATGATCAACGTCACGCCGCGGAGCGCCACGTTCGCCGCGGAAAAGGCGGCGATGATCGCGTGGATGTCCGCGAGCGGGTTCGCCGTGGACGTGATCGGCGTGAGCCCGTTCGTGATACTCGCGGGCGAGACGTTCGCGACGGCCGCGATCGCCGGATCGATGAATTGATGATCGAGGAATTGCGCGATCCCCGCGATCATGTCGGCCCGGACGATCGATTCGGCATCCGGCGAGCTCGTCCGGACGAGCTCTTCCGTGAGGACGATGATCCCGGCGGCCTTCGCGATCCCGATCGACGCCGTGGTAAACCCGAGCTTCGTCACGGGTTTCGGGGCGCCCTGTCCGACCCATCCGTACACGCCGCCCGCGGATTGCACGGGGACGGAGACGTTAAACGGGACCTTCCGGAGATTCGGGATCTTCCCGAGGATCGTCGCGGGCCGTAAGAGGGCGATGAACTCGTCCGTCACGTTTTTCATGGTGGCGAGCGCCCCGGCCCAGACCGGATCCGTCGTCGAGCCCGGGGCCATTGCCGCCTTGAGGTAGAGCTCAACCTCCGGCGTGGAGCTCTTCCACTGTTTCGCGATTTCGATCGCCTGGTGTTTGTTGCCGTTCGCGGCGAGCGTCGCCATGCACACGCGGGCGAACGCCGTCCCGGGCTCGACGTTTGATTTCACGCGGACGAACGGGATCGCGCCCGGGCCCGCGGCCTTCGGCGTGATCGGGACGGCCCCGGCCACTTGGAGCCCCTCGAGGCGGCGGAGGCGGACGAGACTCTCGTCGTACCCCTTCACTTCCACGTCGAGCCCGTCAAACTCTTCCGTCTCGCTCGCGTCGAGCGTTCGGCCCGCCTCCGCGGCGGCCGTCATGAGCCCGACCATCCGGGCCGCCTTCGCGGAGCGGCTCGCCTCCGTTGTCGTGATCTGTTCGGCGATTGTTTGCATACGCGGCGCATCCTTCGCGCCTGGCGATCGAGGAGGGCCCGCAACGCCGGGCGAATCAGGGCGGAACGCCGCCAGGGATTTGACTACGGAGATCGACGCGTGGACATTGGCCGGGATCGTGACGAGCGAGAGCTCGACGATCTCCGTCCGCCGGAGCCGGAGCGTCCCGTTCGCGAGCCGCTCGATCCCGTCCTCGAGGACCCGGAACCCGATCGACACGCCTCGCACGATCCCGGCCTTGATACTCTGCCAAGCGTCATTGATCCGATCCTGCAACGGGCCCGCGCCCTCGAGGACCGGCATCGATGCCTCGAACGCGATCCCCGCGGCCGTCGGCGGGAAAAACGTCACCGTCCCGATCGGTTTGGTTTGATCGTGTTGCCAGAGGAGCGGGACGGGGTTCGCGAAGGTTGCGCCGAACGGATCGACGCTATGGCCCTGGCGATCGAGATCGGGCGTCGTCGCGACGCCGCGGAACGTCCGCCGCTCCGCGTCGAGCGCCTTCACGACGAGCGAGGTATCGAGATTGGCGTCCGGTTGCACGGGCGGGACGAGTACGCGGCCTGGCGGCCGCCCGTGTCAATTTTTGATGACAGAAACGGCCGCCGGGCCGGAGCTCGTCAGCGGGAACTATCCGTCCGACGGATCCGGACGGGCTCCGTGGCCCCGCTCTCGTCGTGCGGATGCTTGATCATCCGTTGCGCCGCGTTGACGATCATTCGGGTTGCGCCCCGGCGGCGGGCCTCGACGAGCGCCGGGCCGTCCCGGACGCCGATCGCGGCCCCGGGCGGGCACACGGTGACGCCGTGGGCCCGGACGTGCCGATCGATTTGGAGACGCCGCCGAAACTCGTCCCGCGTCATCGCGGCCCGACGAGCTCGACGAGGTTCGCGATCAACCCGAGGAGGACGGCGGGCCACAACGGAGCCCGGCCGATCCCGGCGGCGACCGTGACGAGGAGCGCCAGGACGAGCAACAAGAGCGAGACGTTTAGCATGGTGATCACCTTTCATACCTCCACGATCCGGACGCCGTACTCGATCTCGACGTGTTTTTTCTTCCACTGGTAGAGGGCCGTCCGGACGCCCTTCGCGTCCTCGACGATCGTCCCGGCCTTCGTCGCATAGACGAAATCCGCCCGGTAGACGCCCACGACGACGAACGCCTCCGCGGCGCTCGAGAACGTCCACGGGAGCGGGCCGCCCGTCGGCGGCGGGAGCCGCGGGGCGTGGAGCTCGAACGAGGGTTGCAGGACGAGATCCCAAATCTGCCCCGCTCGCTCGAGGAGGCGGAGCTCGCCGTATCGCCGGGCCTCCCGCGTACTCGCGAACCGGACGCCGTCGATCGTCCGCGGGATCGCGTGGTACTTCGACCGGGGCGTGATCCTAACTGGCATGACGGCCTCCGGGTTGTTTCGCGCCCGTCGCGGCCCGGAGGACGCGGCGGATCCATTCCGCCATCGTCAACCGTTCCGCGTGGGCCGTCGCGAGACTCGCCTCGTATTGTTTCGCGGAGATCCGGAACGAGACGGCGACGGAGGGATCGCCGTCGAGCGGCGGGCGGCCTCGAGGTTTGTCCGACATACGCTTACTCCGCGACGAGCGGCAATCCGCCCTGATTCCGCCAACGGTTGTATTTCATGGCCGGGCCCCGCGTGAACTCCATGCGCGGGACGTCCTTCGTCTCCGCCGTGTGAAAGAGCTCGAGACACCGGACGGCCGCGGAATCTCCGACGTAGACGAGCCATCCCCGCGTTAACCGGCAGTGACGATCGCCCGCGATCCACGTCGTGTGAAACCAAATCACGGAATGACTCGCGACGTACGCCGCGGCGCGGAGGAGCGCCGATTTCGTTTGTTGGTTCAGATGGATATACGGCGGATCGAGGATCACGACGTCAAACGCGTTGCGCCGAAACGGCGGGAGCCAGGCGTCCCCGATCACGTCCGGCGACACGACGGGATCGACGTCGAGCCGCGTCCCCCACGACGCCCGGCCGCCGAAGAGATGGAGCACGGAGCGCCCGGCCGTCAACGTCCGGAGATGCGCCTCGACGGTTCGCGGAAACGTCCACCCATTGCGCCGCGATTTTTTGCGGTGTCCGCGACAGACGAGGATCTCCGGCGTGACGAGTCTCGCCATGATCACACGACGTGTACTTGCGGGGCGGGCGGGGCCTCCGCCGTCCGGAGCGCCAGGGCCCATGCAATCACGAGCGCCATCACCGGATCGATCCGGCCGCGGCTCCGTTTTTTGATGGGGAAAATATTGTCTTTCCCGTCGCGTTGTACGACGACGTTTCCGACACTCCACGTCATCAACGGATCGCCGCCCGCGTCCACCTCGCCCGCCAGGATCGCGGCCTCGAGGGCGGACGCCCCGGAGCTCATCCCGCGGTAGGTTTGCGGGACCTCGAGGATCGTCTCCGGCGGAAACCCGTCCTCGTTGACGAGTTGCGTAATGAGTTGCTCACTGTGCCAGGGATCGAACCCGACGGCCCGGATCGTCGCGAAGGCGCGGAGCTCGCGGAGGGCGGCCCGGATGACTTGAGAATCGATCCGCGTCCCGGGCGTCGTCCGGAGGATCCCGGCCGCCCGCCATTGATCGTAGGGCGCTCGATCCCGATGCGCCCGCTCGACGAGCGTCGCCTCCGGCGTCCAAATCCAGCGGAGCACCTTCGCCGCGGGCTCGCCAGGACCGGCGGGAAACAACGCAATCAACGCCGTGAGATCGAGTTTCGCGGAGAGATCGACGCCGACGAAACACGGCCGCCCGACGAGATCCGCGGCCGTCCAACCCGTCGTCTGTCCTTTGCGCCATCCGTCCACGGAGAGCCAGGGTTGCGAGGCGTTCACCCATCGGTTGAGATGCTTTTGCTCGTACGCGGCCCGGGCCCCGGGGATCCCGCGGGCCTTCGTCACTTTCGCGGCGAGATCCGCCGGGTTCACGGAGACGCCATAGTTCGGATTGGCCTTGCGAGCCGTCGCCGCGGCCGTCCAGTCGTCGCCGTCGTCCGCGTGAGCAATGAAGGCGAAGTACGTTTCGTCGATCAACGAGCGCTCGAGGATGTGACACGCGTACGTATGCTCGTCCCCGCAGGGCGATTGCAGATCGTCCCCGGCCGTCGTGATCTTGAAGATGATCGGTTGTCGTCGAGCGCCCGTTGCCGTCTCGAGGACGTCGATCATGGCCCGCGTCTTGTACTTATGGATTTCGTCGAGACTGATAAATTGCGGGTTGAGCCCGTCGAGACTATCCTCGTCGGCCCCGAGCGGCTCGAGTTTCGAGGCGGACGCCTCGCGGTAGAGATTGGATTTGAGGACGGCGATCCGTTGCTTGAGCCAGGGCGATTGCTGGACGAGCCGTTTCGCGTCGCCGAATACGATCCGGGCTTGGTCCTTTTTCGTCGCGGCGCAGTACCCCTCCGCGCCCGCCTCGCCGTCGAAAAATGTCGCGTAGAGCCCGACGACGGCGTCCTCGAGACTCTTCCCGTTTTTCCGCGGGAGCTCGTTGTACGCATGACGGAACCGGCGGAGCCCCGTCGTTTTGTGGACCCATCCGAAGAGCGAGCCCAAGCGAAAGACTTGGTACGGTTGCCACCGGATCCGGCGGCCCGCGAGCTCGCCTTTATAGTGTGCGAGCTCCTCGCCGAACGCGAGGAACCGATTTGCTCGAGCGACGTCGAGGACGAACGGAAACGCCCGCGAGCCCTCGACGCCGCGATCGCGGAGATGGCGGACACACGCGAGCCGATGAAACTTCCCCGCCGGGAGCTCGCCCGCGACGATCGTCTCCGCATAGCGATCGATCAAGTGTTTACCCTTGCCACCGTGTGAGGTTGTCATCGTCAAACTTCGCGATCGGATCGTGCGGTTGCGGGCCGGGATCCGTTTTGACGCGCGTCCGGGCGGAGGGCGTCATGCCGAACCCGTCGAGGTACGATCGCATTTGTGAGAGCGCCCGCGAGGCGATCGCGAAGTACGGCGAGAGGACGGGCGTCCCCTTGCTCCCCGCGATCACCGGCCCGTGTTTGCGGAGGGCCGTCTCCGCCTCCCGCCATCGGGCCCACACGACGCAATATTGCGAGAGCGCCTCGCCGTCGATCTCCGTCAACAATCCCAGGCGGGCGAGCTTCGGGGCCATCCGTCGCCATTCGGCGGCCGCCTCGCCCTCGAGCCAGGCGGGCGGGGCGAGCGAGCGCCGCGGCGCGGGCGCGGGTTCGTTCGGGTTGAGCGCTCGTTTCCCCGGGTTCCCGCGGAGGACCTTCAACCGTGTCGGGACGGGCGGGCGGCCTCGCATCATCGATCCCGAAAGATGCGCCCGATCGTCGCGTCCATGAGCTCGAGCCGTTTCATGATCGTTTGGATCCGTTCGTCCATCCGTCGAGCGATCGCGACGGCCTCCGCGAACGTCTCGTCCTGGCGATCGAGACTCGCCTCGAGCTCCGCGAGCTCCGCGCGGACGTCGGGTTCGCGGAGCGTCGAGCCCGCGCCCGCTTCAATGATCGCTCGCTCGAGGTACTGACGGACTAACCGGCCCGTCCCGCTCACGTCGTCCCCCGATCCGCCTGGCGTGATCCGCCGGAGCTCGCGGCGTGATCGCGAGGTTGTCCCCGGGTTCCGGAGATCGCGGATTTCCCGGTTTTCGATTTTCGCGGCGACGCGAGCGGGCG